GCAGTTCGCGCCATCATTACGCATAGTATCTGTAATGATACAATCACGGGGTATAGCACCAGTTCCAATGTTGTGGGCAATCTTGACATCTTGTGTTCCTAACAATTCATTTTGCAGCACCATGGCCACCTGACTCCATCCTTCACCAGCCACCATGGCCACAATGGGTTTGTCATAACGCTTGCCACGCCACCATTCGGAATAGCGTCCTGTTAGATGCATGGCAGTTTCATAACAAGTACTGACAGTTTTGCCAATACGATTGGCTGCTAGAATACCACGACGCTGACTGTGACCAGTGGCAAAGAATCGACGCTGATGTTCAAATGGTCTAAAATATTTCAGCTGGTTGTACTGCATGTCATCGTGAGTTTCAATGACCAGGCTTTCAAAATCCGCACGCAAGGGTGCAGGCATATATGGCAAATCTTCTGTTCGCATACGATGCTGATCACACACCCAGCGCACAGCTCGACGCATCAGGACTGAGGAATCTAACATTAGAATCCTCTACGAATTTGTTCTAGGTTCCAGGCAGCCAGGGTCAAGTCTGTGATTTCACCTGGTGTTAAACTCCAGGTATCAGGTCGTACAAGATCAATGCCTGCACGCTTGTCTAGACCAGCCTGTAGGCGTTCCATGATCAGTCTTAGACAATGTTCTACCTGTCCGGGATATTTTTCAGCAAAGCCCACACGGTGTGCAGCATTTACCTTTTGTAAGATCCTGACATCTTGTAGGACTTGTTCCTGTGTCATTATGCAGCCCAAGGATCATTGGTACTGTTGGCAGCATCATCGCTTATGATGAATTCACGATCAATCCATACACTCCAATAATCAGTCTTGTTGATCTTTTTCTTTTGCATGGCAGATCTTAATCTAGTACCAATGGGTGTGTATGAACCATTTTCCCGACGAATCAACTGTTCGCCAGTGCGCGGGTCAACCCAGGTAAATTTTTCAGGCACTTCCTTGCCAAACTTGTTGACACGCAGACCCACTGCACGCGGTGCAATGGGACCCAGGATCTCATAGGTTATACAGTTGTTGATATACTTGCGAAAGATAACTTCACATTTTTGTCCTTGGCTTTTCCAGTCTGCATCAGGATGATCAAATTGCCGTGTAATAAATGTGGCCACTGGTTGCACATCGCGAACTTCGATGGGGCGTGGGGGTAACTTTCGAAGTTCATCCACTGGTACCAATTCATTCTTGTCCAGGTAAGGATTTTCAGTGCCCAGCATATAGTCATCTGGTGTGCGGCCATTCAATACATCCATGGCAGTTTGATACTTGAATTTGTTGCTACGGCCTTTGAGATTCAGCACATGACCTGTTTGATCATACACAAACTTTTCCAATTCTTTGGCAGTGGGAAAGTCTGTCATTAGACCATCTAGGTCATATAGAGGTTCTTTTTCTTGTTCAGCTTGTTGAGCTGCGGGAGCTGGTGTTGGTGCGGCTGGTATATCCCAAGCATTGATTTCGGCCAGACTGGCAGCGGGGGTGGTAGTTTTTTTCATTTCAATTCCTTTTGATAAAATGTGCTGATTTTACAGATCAGCAACTGTGGTCCCGAGGTAGGTTGATGGTTAGTCTCGGTAACGGTTCTTGCGAGCAGCAAATCTCTTGACTTGACTGTTTGAATCAATACCGCCAGAACCTGGCACTTCGTGATTGCCTGGATTGGCAGCCAGTTCTGCTGCACGACCTGCAAAGCCGGCCATGACTTGATCAGCTAGGGGCGCACGCTCGGTTTTGGCATCTAAGAAACGGCCACGCTTGGCGGCGTGTGCACCTTCATTGCCTGTACGCGGTCCCATGGGTTGATTTACATTTGTGACTGCATAAGGATTACGATAGGTGGAATCTGTATTGGTATAACAGGCTTCACTGGCACGATCTGCTGACACGGTTGCACTGAGTCTTTGTTTCATTTTACTTGCCTTTCATGGCACGCAATTTGGCCATATGTTGATCCATCTTGGACTTGTGATGTTCCATCATTTGCTTGTGTGTTTCCATTTTGGCTGTATGTTCAGCCATCCGGGGCATCATCTTTTCTTGTTTCTCTTCCATCTTTTGTTTAATGAATGGATTTGCTTTTTTCATCATTATATATTTCCTTTATGATTGGTTCCTTGACCAACATTGATTTGATCTGGATTGGTATAGCCCTGGATCATCCGACCATCAGTTTGCCGTAAACAGCGTGGTATAGCCGTGGATCTAGCTGAGGGGTTTGGCACCATGGAGATACTGGGCAAGGCTGGAGCATGCACTGTGGTTGTACCAGCAGTTGTGGGACCTGGACCATAGTTAGATCGCATCTGGCTCTGAAACTGATTATAGCAGTAGCGATTCATTATTGTGATCCTGAACCAGGACCTGGCACCACTGGTGTTGCAAATATCGATGTTGAACCTGTTGCTGTAATGGCAGCCACATACACATTGGCCTGAGTTGATGCCAGACCAAAATTACCATTTATCACAATACTACCATTGGGAACTATGATAACTCCACCGGCGTCGGTGCCCACACTGGGATGATCCATTGCAGCTGCCTGTGCGTAGGAGGGGAACACACCAACATAAGCATATACAGTTGTGGATGCATTGGTAAAGTTAAAAGTTGTTGTTCGTGTTACGACATTGGCCACATTGGCCAGTACGCCACCTGCGGGATTAAGTACTGTGGTATTACCTACTACTGAGACTGCCATGTTATTTCATCCCCACATTGATTGCATCAGGATTGGCCCAGCGTGGCACACGCACACTCCGGCCAACATTGTGTCCTTGAGCTGCCGCTGCCATGGTCAATTGAACAGCATCTCTAGTGGCAGCGGGTCCAATGCGTTCCATACGGTCCACGCTTTGGTCACTGGTGTTGCCACGGCGTGCGAATTCTTTAACTCCATAATTGATCGAGTCAGGGTTCCGAACCAAGTGACCATACTGGTTGTCACAGATGTCTTGACGGCCGCCGCGATTGACGCCATCACCCATTTGGCCATTGAAGGCAAAGTCTGCACCGTCACCACGCTGATTGGCTTTGGCATGAGGCATGTACTTGCCCGCTCCAGGTTTCATTGTGTTGCTGGGCTTGCGATTTAGTGTTGTGTTTTTCATTTACTGTTTTCCTTTCGCCTGTCTAACGGCATGGTGATCTTCTTCGTGCCGGCGTCCATCCCCGTGCTGATGATTGGCAGGATGACTGGCTCTTGTTCGCATTGCTGGATGACTCATGTGGTGTGTGTCAGATTCTACACCCGAGAAGTCGCTGATGTGACCTTCACCCCAGGCAGTCTTTGATTTCATGGTGCTGCCTAGGTTGGCCAGGTCAGCACCTGACTCGTGTGCTTCAGGAACCTGACTCTGATTGGCTACACGACGAGGTTGTGTCTGTGCTTCACGGGCTTGTTCACTGCCCAATTTGAATACTTGTCGAGTAGGGTTTAGATTGTATACACCCCGTGCTTGCTTGGCTTTCATAACTTGTGTCCTTTTTCGCTCATGTCTTCTGGATTGTTCAACTGATGTTCACTGCGTGTCATTTTTGTTGAACTGGGTCTTACCTGTGTGGGCTCAACTATGGCACTGTGATAAGTGTCGCTACGCTGGGCAGAATGACTGCTGTGTGATCTAATACCAGCCTGTGTTGATGTGCCACTGGGATGCTTTGTGCCAGCAGCTGCTGAACGGCGAGTGGCATAAGCTATGGCCACTGCTTGCTTAGGTGGCTTGCCAGCGGCTATTTCTTTGCGAATATTCTGTTTGAAAGCCTGTGGCGATCGACTATGTATTAAAGGCATTGTTCATTCCCGATATAATTTTATTTATGCCTTGACTCGGGGCTGGAATGTAGCGACATCATAGCCAGCTGAAGCCGCCCAGACTCTTACATAATTGCACACAGGTCGTTCTTCACAGGTGCTACAAGTTTTGTTTTGGCTCACTGTGTTGGCACCGTGATTTCTATAGTTGTACAGCACTCTGGGCAAGCGTTGTATGCCTGACGGCCAATGTTCAGCTATCTGCATGAACAGGTCACCATCTTCGCAGGCCGATATCAATTGGGTATTGTAGCCCGCAATGTGATCCAGCACAGCTGCACGATACATGCCAAAGTGTCGCCAACCGTGTTGATGCAGGCGTTGGCGATCAAATGTTCGTGACGCACTGTACAGTTCTACAGCACCCCAACGATCTATCTGTGCTAGGTCACTGTAGAACAATTGTATCCCAGGACTGCGGGCAAAGGCCTCAATCATCGTTGCAATGCTCCAAGGTTCTAGTGCATCATCGCCATCCAGGTGTGCTCTAAATTCGCCACGACACAGATCAGAGGCTGCTGCACGATTACGCACTATGCCCAGGCGCTGGGGATTCTGTGACGCTCGTATCCTGGGATCCTGAGCTGCTAACACCTGTACCAATTCCCAAGTGCCATCCTCACTGCCATCATCACTGATGATCAATTCCCAATCGGGATACTGTTGTGCTCGAACACTGGCAATGGCAGTCTTGATATAGGCCACTGAGTTATAGGTCAACATGATGATGCTGACCCGGCCTGGTTCTTGAATCACTGCCACGGTCTTGGTCACCTGTTCACCTGTTTAATTGGCCAAGCCTGGGAATCGTCGGCCTTGGGTGCGGGCACGCTCACTGACCGAGTCATCAGGATTCAGTTGGTCAGTCAATCTTGCACTACTCTGACGGCCACCCAGGATGTGTGCGTGATAGTGCACATGCTGATCCTGACTACGACTGCTGTGGTTTGCCAGGGTACGCGGCTGGCGATTTAATGCACCTTCTGCGGTCAAGGTCTTGGTCTCACTGAGCTGTCGAGTCATGCAACATCTCCTGCAGCCGCTGAACCAGCCAAGGCTGCCAGTGCAGCTGCAAAGGCTGCTCGTTTGAGCTCCAGGGCTTCTGATGAGTCTGTGACTTCTACTTGATTACGGTCAGCCACTATCTTGTTGAGAAATGCACGGTCATAGTTTTCTACTCGGGCCCAGTCTGATCTATCTATGGCTGAACTGTAGTTGATGGCCAAGCGCCGTGTGAAGGGCATTTGAGTTTCCAGTTCAATGTCCATCAACAGGTCTTCCAGGTTGACCTTGTTGCCTGAACCTCGAGGGCGGCCTGCTCCGGGTCTGGCGCCACCGTGTCCTGATGCTCGAGTTGTTGTAGAGGTGTTCATATGTTTATTTAGCATTGAAAACTTGATCAAAATTCAAGTGGGCCGCCCATTTTGATAGCCAACAAAGAAAAAGCCCTCTTTGGGAGGGCCAAAACCTATTAACATTTAGGAGGTCTTAGGTTTTATTCACTACTAATTCAAGTCGGGGACGACCTAATGTGCTATCCCATTTCTTCACTGCCTTTTGCACTTCTGGATGCAATTTTTCGTATATTCGATGTATTTTTTCTTGCAATTCATTTGTCATTTCTATATCAATATCAACCAACGCATCTAAACTCGCGTGATCGCCCAATTCATTGGCCTGTTCAACCCAAGTGCGAAGAGGTAATCCCAGTGTAGGTATCAATTCATTTTTGACTTCTAAATAAGTCGCTTGCGAGATCATTTCGGTTCCTTTTAATTAAATTAATTCACCATAACAAAGCACTTAGTGCTTTGTTCTAAATCTGTGTTAGTGGATGGTCTGATGGTTTTTGGTTTTCTGTGTTGAGTTTGTCTGCTAACTCTTGCATTTCTGCACGATTTAAACTTAATCCCTCAACAATGCCATTCCAATAACATCCACTACGAATCTTATGTGCGTGTGTGCTATGAACAACTTGATAACCAGTTAAGCCATCCATATCGCTACCAATTACAATCCATTTGTTTTCTGTTGTTTTCATTGTGCTACCTCCTAATGTTTTACAATGTAAGTGTATTATATAATATATTTATGCAAATAGCAACATTTTTGGACATCAGTCTGTGGCCTCCAGTTGTTTAATCAGTTTGTTATTGAGTTTTTCAAGTCGTGCTGGCCAGTTTTGTTGCTTGCCAATGATTGCCAATGCTTGTGTGCGATATGGCTCTGGGTATTTTTCAGCCGTATCTACACAAGATTGTATAAACTTACGAAGTTCTTCAATAGTAATCATTTTGCTACCTCCTACTGTGTTGAACATCAATGTATTATACAACAGATTCCGCCCTAGGTCTGTTGTATTTCAGCCACTGTTGTATTGACACTACTGTGCTCTGCCTGGCGGTAACCCAAGACCTGTCGATTGTAGTTGCGTATACCGCGTGCCTGCAAGGGCGTAACAGCATATCTATCTGCTATTTGTTCAAAAGTGGCCTGGCAGATCCATTCACGCTGTTCAGGTGTGTATTTGATTTCTTGTCCTCTAGTTCTAGGTCGACCAGTCAATCTGTTGATGTTGACACGGTCACGCACCTGTTGCAACAGCGGTTCAACCCGGAATCTTCGGCCATCTGGCAACGATATTTCTTCTGGTACAGGTGCAGGTGGTGTGGGATTGGGGCCTCTTGTCATCCAGTATTTACTACTGGCTGATATTGCCCACTATTCTTTGGAATCCCTTAAAGGCTGGATCTCTCTTTTCGCCTGGTTCCAGTTCTGCAGCCCAGACCACTGAATCTGCACGCAACAAGATCTCCACTAGATCAGGATCGTCTTCTGCTATTTGTACGCTGTCCGATCCGCTCCACCATCGATGTTCAACCAGCGGCCATAAGGCAGGATTGTTTTCACACTGAGCTCGCCAAATGATCACAAATTTTTTCATGCAAATAACCTCGCATATTCGGGTGTGGGTTTCAGTTCCTGTTCAAAATCTATGCACAATTCGGGCCAGGCATCAAACAGTCTATTCCAGCGTCCAATCATGCCAGATGGCCAATCTCTACCGGCTTGGTACTGTGTCAGTAGATCCACTATGATATCTTCAGCTGAGTAATTGGGATTGTGATCAGTTCTGGGAAATCCCCGCAGGGGTGCCTGCATATCTGGCCATGCATTAGACCATTCCACTGCCCGCATGATCTCGTGAGCTGTGCGTTGTATGTGCTCATAAGTTCTTTGGTATTCAGCAGTGGTTTGTCGGAAGTAAGTGGTACTGAATCTTTGGCCTGGTCTAGGTGCCATGACTCGTGTTTCTCGTATTGAAAATTGTGCCATAGTTGATCTCCTGAGGAAGTATATGTATTATATTTATGTATTTATCATAAGTCAATTATTATGGATCTCTTGGAGATCCGTTCTTCGTGAAACTCGTTACTCGTTTCACTCGAACTGTGTTTTCTTTACAACAAGTACTGCAAGAAGAAAATTGTTTTGTGCCAACAGGGCGAACGCCAGTGAGCTTGGCACACAACAAGTCTG